ATCCGTCTTCCCGTTCCTGCGTCAGAGCGGTCACCGTGGTCGCATTGGTGTAGGCGGTTATCTTCGCATACCCTTCATGCAATTTAATTAAACGCCCGACATCGGTTGAGGCAAACAAATCTGCGCTTGCCGTCACGGTAACACTTCCTGATCTTCCGTTAGCCACTAAAGTTGTGTCGGTCAAATTGGGATCTTGCATGGGGCCACGGGTGAACACGACATCAGTCAGTGTCCAAGCCGTGTGGCTTGTTCTTGTAATTTTTCGAGGTGGGTGATCCGGGTGAACCACATACATCACGTCAGCAGATTGTGCGAACTTCAGGCCATCAAGTTGAGCCGTTGTATAAGTTGTGGTCACCTCGACGGGTGAACCGCCACTACTGACAACGCCACCATCACGCATGATACGAAAATAATTATTTCCAAACTCCAGAACGTAAGTCTGTTCAACATTAAATTCAAAGCTGATTAAACGAACCGCCGCAGAACTGGATTTAACTTCCGTAACAAAAATTGATCCCGGTCTTCGGGCTGCACCGCCGTGAGGATGCACCACCATATTTTCCAAAGTCGCACAGCCATTAAAATATTTATTAACATCTGTTCGACCTTCGAGCCGTGGCGATAATTCGCCAGCAGTGAAGTTCGTCAGTGCGGCAGCAGCTTTTGCCATTAGCTAGAACCTCGATGAAATATAGGTGTTGGCTTCAATACTGCCGTAGTCGGTTACCTGATCCATTGAACCCGGCATACCTTCTGTCGCATCGACAAACCTAGCTTCTTTAAGTTTCATTTCGTACATTTGAAACATATTTGTCGAAAGAGATGCGCTGGCAACCAATGGGTAAGCCATCTCAGCCGCCAGCCTTTGAGCAAGGGTATCTTCCAGCAAACGGTCATATTCGTTGGGGTCTGTAATCCTTGCAATGTAAACGAGGTTAAAAGTGCTTTCGTTGGTGAGAACCTTTCGGCCTTCAACCTTGAAAACGTGATCCAGATATTGTTCCTGCAAAACGCGCAAACAATCACTTGGAAGTGTGTAAGCATAAGAATACTCAAACGCCGGGGCATTAGTATCGGCTGCGAGTTCCACTCGCTTGATCAGACAATTCCACGGATGTGCTCTGAATACTGCATCGCGTGTTGGCTCATAGCGTTGGTTGCACAATCGAGCCGACTTGCTGTCCTCAGTGAGTGAAATAATATTCGACGCACCGATCATGTTGAGGGCGGTATTGCAGATGTCAACTTCTGAAGACATTTTAAATTCCTATAAAAGAATGGGGATGGGCGTTTGCCCACCCCCTGCTTTGGACTAGTCAACGACGTAGGTAACAATCCATGAGATGTCACCAGCCGTATCGCCAGCAGCTTCGCTTTCAAAACCAATGAGGTAATAGCCGCCCGGATCAGAGCTGTCTCCAGCATCCTGCCAGACTTTTTGCCCCATCTTATTGATGTCACGAGCTTCAAATGCCAGCTCTGTACCAGCCGTGATTGCACCACGAGCCGTCGTATCGGCAGAGCAATACGCATCAACGTCTTTCGCCGTGACGTTTCCATCGGCGGTATAAAGACCGATATGAACCGTCAAGGTTGTGCCACTATCCAAGTCGTCGTTAAACAACTTGATAGACAACACAGACGCATTGGTTGGTATCTGGCAAAGCATGATCGTATCCCCGGCAGAGAGATCCCCTGCTGCCGCAGCTACCGTTCCACAAGCAACTCGCTGTATCCCGTGAATGTTCACAGGATTGTTCATTACAGGTGGATCAGCGAGGAAGTTAGTGACTTGGTCTGAATTAACATTAGCCATTTTTCAATCCTCCCTATGCTGATTCATCACAGGAAATTTCCACGACCTTGGCTTCTTCCATACGGGTTGCACCAAAAGTTGCAGAATAAAATACCTGCGTTGAATAAGATTTATCGGAACGCTCATCGATCTTGGCGACAACATCTTTGCCGACAGCCATTTTAATTCCGTCTTCTGCCCAAGCAAAACATTTCCGAATGCTTGACGCGACAGATAGACGATTTGATACGATGAACTTGAAACCCATAAAGGTATCAATATCACCTTGTACAAGAGCTTTTACGCTGTTGTAGTCAGATGACGTGACTTGAGTGACCCCTAATAGGGCTTCGATCTGCGCTGGACCTACAGCAATGTATCGCTTGATACTTGGATCAACATTACCTTCATCCAGAATCTTCTTTGCAGAAAGAAGTTTTGCCAAGGTTAGATCAGCAGAGCCGTGGGCTATTTGCTGGCCTGATCCTATGGCGGTTGAGGTAGCCCCGGCCTTTCCGGTGAGGGCGGTTCCCGTCGCAGCAGTGATGATTGCGTCATCCATCGCACGACCCATAGCAGCGGCTGCTGCACGGGCGTAAGAAGAAGTCGGGTCAATCAGCATTCTGACTTTATCAGCATCGTCGATAAGGTCAGCCCATTCGTATGTGTCAATCGTGACCATACGTCTGGAATGGGGAGTTTCCATTAAAGGAGTGTCCCCGTGGCGTGTCGTTCTCTTCTGTGCGGCAGTTGAACCAACTTGGTCGAAAAAGGCTTTTTCGCCAGTGACTGATTCTTCTGAAACACAAGACCGCAACAGACTGCCGTGTTGTTGTGAAAGCAACTGTACGTTGCTTGAGAACTGGTTAACAAAAGCAGTACTAACTTGAGTACTCATTTTTCAGTTCCTCCGATCAAGGGTTAAAATTGATCGAAGAGCTACCCGTCAGGATGACGGACTTTTCTTGCATTTAACGTCTGCCGTGACGACGGCACTTTACCGTAAGCAGAAGGGCCGTGAGGTTATCCTTCTTCGGGGGTTAACATTTCCCCAAACTTTAATGCCTCCTTTACATACCAATCATGTTCAGGATGGCGGTGATCCCAATACGGAGATCCTACTCTTTTAATCTCCGATAGTTTTTGCTGTGCCTCATCAGGTGCCATAACACCAGCACCTTTCGGGCCAGCAATTGAATCTTCACCAATCTTTTCGCGGATGTAATCACCTACCTTTGAAAACATCCTGACAATCTCCGGGTGATCTCCAAACTTTACACCATCAGCCGTTGTCATTTCTGCCAGCTCTTCATCGGCAAAGTTCATCAAGACACCTTTCGCGCCAGCCATTTTGTTTTCGTAGGCACGACCCCATTCTTTTTTAAGGGCAAGGTCTGCTTCCGTCCGTCTGCTTTCAAGCTCCGCATCATTGCCAGTAACCTGACTGCCGACCATTTCTTCATACTTGCTCAGCAGCTTTTGGGCTTGTGAACTGTTTAAACCTACTTCGTGTGCCGTGGCTTTGAACCAATCGAGCGTATCGGCATCCGCAGCTTCACTAGCTTCAAGCTTGTAGTCGCCAGCCGTTTCGGGGCGACCCAGCTTGTTATAGACCACCGACCAATCATCGTCCGTTGCCCACTTCCCCGGTACGGGGATTTTGTCAGATCCGATCATACTTTCTGCATGAACGTAACTTTTTGCTAAGGCACCAACATCTGAAATTGTTTCCAGAGATTTATGTCCTCTGATTTCTTCTGGAAGACTGTCCTTCCATGAAGTTTGCACTGCCGTTGTTTCAACAGACGGTGCTTGTCCAGCTTCTGCCGGGGCTTCCGCTACCTGCGCTTCTTCAGCCATGATTTAAGTGTCCTCGTTTGTTGTTTCCTGTTGTGGTGGTGGATTGTCCGACAGCATATTCAAAAGAAAAAGGACAACATTTCGTTGACCATCCTTGAATGCCATCTCATGTGTATTCTCACCGCTGAAGACAGGTGCAAACATATGACACCTTTTTTGCAAATCGTTCATTACGATCTGGCCTTCGTTTGATGAAAATACAAATTTATAGTTTGCCTTTAAGTCCTCTGGACTCATACGACCTCTTCTATTTCTGCCTCAACTGGTTGTTGTTCTGCTTCTGCTGCTGCCTGTGCTTCATCTAACGCACCCACTGCCTTTACTGCCGGGGCAGCATTCCCGGCAGCTTCTGCCATTTGCATCATCTGGGCCATTTCCTGTTGCTGAGCCTGTTGCTCAGCACGTTGTGTCCTGACTTCTTCAACCTCGGCTTCACCCTTGACCGTTGATGCTGGAACACCCAGAACCTTGATGAGGTATTTGACCATGCCGTCTGTATCCATGTAGTCGAATACACCGGGATCGAGCTGACCCATTGGACCCAGCAATTCAAACAGACGCATGACCGATTGCACGTCGCCACTGCGCTGAGCTTTTGCCAGCGGTGAAACATATTCGATATCGATGTCACGATCCTGCAAAATTTCAGGGGCAGGAAGAAACGCCTGTTGACGAGCGAGGATATTAAACACGCGATTGATAAGAGGCTGTAACAGTTCAGCCTGTAAGCGTCCCAACACAGGGCCTAGCAGTCTCATTTTTTCCTCGGTGCGTTGGACCACTTCGGTCGCGGTCATCTGTGGGCCTTCACCCATGATGAGCTGATCAACAAAAAATGCTGATCTGATAGCGGTGCGGCGTTGCTCTTCCATAGAGAGGCCAAGCGGATTATTTGCTCCAATATTTAAAGGTTCTAAGCGATCCCGTGTGCCACTTCGATAAAAGTTCAAGCCGCCCGGAACAGTCCTGATTGGCAGCATAAAGCCGTCATCCGGGACCATCAGAGGAGGGTCAACCTGTTTTTGCGCTGCCCGGATTGTGGTTTCGGACATTTTGTTCAGCATCTTCACGTCAGGCAGTGCCGTCATCGCAGGTGAACGACCATAGCCCAATTCAAATGATGCCTTTAAATACCTTGGAACAGTGTAAGGAAACTCGTCATATCCGCTTTCGGACATGATTATTTTTTCATCAGGGTCGATGTAGCAACTGAGAAACGGTTTATTGAGCGTGTCTTCTTTTGTAACATCACGGTCTTCACGAGGACGCACGACATGAATGATGGTGACTTCAGAATAAGGGTCTTCAGCCAAAGCCTTGGTCATCTTCTGCGATAGCACATCCTCACCAAACCGCATGGCCGCAGCACGGACAGGCATTTTAAATTTACGATAAACCGTATCGACCCGGCCTTGGTCATCCTCTGAAACGTAACATTCAGAGATGTGCCTAGTGCCGAACCTGATCTGGTTCTCTTCGTCTGCTTCCACAAACATAACGCCTGTGCCAAACGTAATCAGGTCGTGGTATAATTCGTGTACCTGTTCCTGAAAGTTTGACCGTTGAAACGCTTGGTACATGACATCGGTTGCCCCCTCCAGCCATTCCTTGGCTTCGTCCATCATGTCGGTTTCGTTGTCTCTATATCGTAAGGAAAACCAAGGGGTCGAAGCGTTGGTCAACATACCGTGCAAGCTAGCGGATAAAAGCTCAGCCGAATGAATAGCCGTGCCGTCGAAGATCAGTTCCTGCCGTTTATCGCCAGCACTCCGCTTTTTTGTAATGTCTGCTTTTCTTGGAACAATGTAATCGGCAACTTCCTGCCAATGGTGCTCCCATGTCATGCGCTGGGTTTCCAGCGTAGACAGCCGATTGAGAAGCATGACCGCCATTTCTTCCGTTGCCATATTAACTTCCTAAAAGAGTTTTTCGCTGGACAGGTTGGTTGCCGATCAGACCGCTTGTCATAATTGTACGGCTTCTTCTTCGACCCCGGCGTGGTCGTCCACGTTCTTCGTCGTCAACTTCCAGCCCGGCATAAGGTGTACGAGGTTGGACACGGGTTACTGGAGTTGTCGGTGGCTCAACCAGCCCATCATCAGGGGGATCTTCTGGTCTGTTACCGACCGTGCCTGTATCTGTGCCTGT